TTACAACATCCGAAATTCAGCCTGCATTACTGCCTCCTCTTCTGAGTGCCATAATGCCTCCATTTCTTCTCTGGTTGCAATGGGGAAGTCCTTTGGTTCTGCATCTCCCATCTGAATTGGTGCCAAATGCGGTATGATCTCTCTGCATAGATTCTGATCTGGGCAGTTCATTAGCAATCCACCAAATACCGATTCGCAAATCAGTCTGTCACACATATCCGTCATGATAATCTTGTCTGAAGTATAGGCATTCTTTCCGATAAAGTTTGCAATGTTCTCTGCAGTCATCGGAAACATATAATCAGTGTGCATTCCATTATCGCCTTTTTTATATACACAGGCATATCCAAGATTTCCGTCTTTCTGTAATTCATATAATTCTTCTGTTGTCATTTTCTCTCTCCACTTCCTACTCATAATGATTAAAAAACATTGCCGCAAATACAAAGTATGCTGTTGAACATAGAATAACCGCATCTGATTCAGTGGTAGCTACATATAGTGTAATTCCTACTAATATGCTCATGTCTCACCTTCATATTAATCTTCGTAGCAGTCTACTTCCTCCGTCATAACAATTCCCGAATGAAACTGTATTTCTATTTTTATTCCTTTGGAGACTTTAATTGAACTGATCAGCCTTTTTACAAGCTCTTGGTCAAATTCTCGCACTTGTGGGCTTACCGTGGTTATAGCCTTGTCCAGTTCCTCCACCCTTTGTTGGTAGTGCTCTGCCTTTTTCTGTTCCTGTACAAGCCTTATCTTTGCCTTTTTCAGCTCGTTTATCTGCTCTGATATCTGTTTGTAGGCATTGTCAAAATCATCGCTTACAGTTCCTTGTTTTGCATTATCTTCTATGAGCTTCAGCATCTGCTTTTGCAGTTCCTCGATTTGGTCATCATATTCGGTTGCAATCCCTTGGGTACTGTAGTTTCCGATTACCCGGATGACGTTTTCTCGGAAGGTCCCGATGAAATCTCCGCTGTTTTCTACTACTTTGTTGATGGCTTTCATGATGGCATCGTGGAGCTGTTCCTCCTTTAAGGTCGGAGAGTTTTTGCATCTGGAGCTTGTTCCACTTTTCAGCCTGTCCTCGCAACGCCATACCGCTGTTTTCTGTCCATATTTTGACCAGGTCTGCCTGCGGTAAGCATGTCCACATTCTGAGCATACCAGTAGTTCGGTCAGTACATATTTGGAGCTGTATTTGCTCTTTTCCTTTTTTGATTTGTTTGCTTTTCTCGTTATTGCTGATTTATTGAGGCTTGCTCTTCTGGCTTTCTCCACCTGCACCTGATGAAATAATTCCTTGGGTATGATTGCCTCATGGTTATCTTCTATATAATATTGCGGAGCATACCCCTTGTTCTTTACTTTTTTCTTTGTAAGAAAGTCTATGGTGTAGGTCTTTTGCATACAGGCATCTCCACAGAATTTCTCATTGGAGAGCATTTTATCTATTGTTCCGGGATGCCAGTATTCCAGTCCTGTTACTGTTTTGATTTTGTCCGATTCTAATCCCTTGGCTATTTGGATTATACTTTTGCCCTCCAGATATTCTCTGAAAATCCGTTTCACTATTACAGCTTCTTCCGGCACTATCACAAGGTTTCCATCTTTGTCTTTGGTATACCCTAAAAATTTTGTATGATTGACGGATATTATTCCGTTTTCAAACCGTCTTGTTAATCCCCACCTTGTGTTTTCACTAATGTTCCTGCTTTCCTCCTGTGCCTGACTGCTCAGGATTGTGATAAGCAGCTCACCGCCGCTTTCCATTGTATTTACGCCTTCTTTTTCGAATATTACGGGGATATTCTTTTCTTTCAGTTTTCTTATGTATTGAAGTGCATCTACGGTATTTCTCGCAAATCTGCTGACTGATTTTGTTAGTACTAAGTCCACTTTTCCTGCCATGCAGGCTACTATCATTGTGTTGAAATCTTCACGCTTTTTGGTTTGAGTTGCACTCTTACCATCATCGGCGAATATTCCGGCACACTTCCAGTTTGGGTTGCTGTTTATTTTTTCTGTATAATATTCCACCTGTGCTTCATAGCTGCCTTCCTGCTGTTCAAGCAGGGTGCTGACTCTGCAGTAGGCTGCTACCCTCAGCTTTTTCTGTTCCACTCTTACATGCTTGTCATATTTTATTTGGGGTGGTATGATTGCCACAGTCTTTTTTGCTACTGCCATCTTTACCATCCTTTCCTTGGGTTTCTATAGGTCTTTCTATAACGATTCCGTTGATAAATTCAACTTCTACCTTGGTATCTTTACAAATGGTCATCTGCTTGATGATTGCTTCAAACAGCTCCTCATCAAATTCTGTAAGGGCATTTATATCACTAAGAGCTTCCTTTATTTTCTCCGTTTTGCTTTTGCGGTCATCTATTTTTGAACCGATATAGTAAAGCTCTGCCCGCTTAAATAGCAGTTCTGCAAGCTCAGGTGAGGAATATTGTTCTTCCTGTTCCAGTTCTTTTATCCGGTTTTCTGTCTGCCTGAGTTCAAGGCTCATTTTCGGTAGTTCCTTTTTTGGTATTTTATCCATCAGCCACTTCTTCTTTATAAGCTCATTTGTGGCTGATATAAATATGTCCTTTATTTCATTCTCTGTGTAAAAGTGATTCTCACAGCAAACCCGGTTTTGCAATATGTAATTTTTGCATTTCCACTTGATTTTTTCCGATGGCTTTCCGGCATGTTCGATATATTTTCTGTACATCTCACCGCATTCTCCGCACCTGGCTTTTCCGCTGAAAGCGGATTGTTTTCTTATGGTATAAATCTGCTGTGTTCTCCCAAGCTCACTCTCTTTGGCTGCTCTTCGCTGCTGTGCTTTTGTAAATATATCTTTTTCAATGAGTTTAGGATAAAGAGTATCTCCTTTGTATTTGACATTTTGCAGTATTTTTCCGACTGATCCATTGTAGCCGGACAAGATTTTTGGCAAAAATTCTCAAGATTTCTGACAAAAATCTTTGAAATAATTCTTAGAAATTATTTTGACACTCGTTGCTTTATAAATACCTTTGGTAATAGAATATACAACTTTATGTACCTTTCTTATTGTCTTTTGAGTCCAAAACAATATACTTGTTCACACTTATTTTAATGCCTTGCTTATAAAGCATACCTAGAAATAATATTATTCCAAATATCATTATACCGAGCGATATTCCAAACATTATATACATTACGTCTGTTCTCATGTCCCAGCTCCTCACTGTAAAGTATTTTGAATACTTTATATTTCTAGTATCTAAATCCTTTACACTGCTTATTTTCTTACTTTGCTTTATTATTCTTTTTGCTTTTATATCACCGACTCCATCTATTTTTATTAACTGAGTATAAGCTTGCTTTTCTGCCATCAAGTTTAATGGATATTTTGCCCCGTCTATCAACATGTACATAATAAAGAAAAAATTTAATAACCATATTAAAGCAAATATTTTTAGAAAGTGTTCCTTCATTGAGCCTCCTACTGAGCATTGATTATTTCTAAAATTTCATTATATTCAGTCTCATTTATGTAACCATTATCGAATAAAACATTTACTCTTGCTAATAACCACTCTGTGGTTTTACCCTGTTCTTTCCATGCAGCAAATTTAGTAGACCAGCTCATTGTTACACCTCCTTTTCTAATAATAAATCCAGTACAATAACAGACAAATCCAAATTATCTGTTTCTAGGTTAATAATCCGTTCCTGCAATAAATCCGTTTTGGATTTTGGTAAATCCTCAAATATAGCTGCATTAGGTGTTACCGATACATCTATACCTGTTACATATCTGCCCTCGGGTATATCTACATCTAGGCAGGGTATACCTTCTGGTGTATACAAATCACTTCCTTGCATCTGGTTAATTATTTGACCTGTTGTGTCATAAATTATTCTTGTTGTCATGTTTTTTTCAATCCTTTCTGCTTTTTATTCGTATGCCCAATATTTCACACCTCTAAATGTGTATCCTGTAACGCTGAAACTAAACGAGCCATTACTTACACTCCATATAGGTCGTATAGTTGTATATGACCCATAGTCCCCTTCAGGGGCATAAGTTGCATCTATGTATCTTGCAAAAGTACCAACACTTTGATATATACCAGCGTTATATAAGGCCGTAATTTGATATGCATTAGAGTTTACTGTCACATCACATAAAATCATAATTCCTGATGGGGTAAATCCCAAACCTACAGCTGTAAACGTATCCCCCAAAAAAGACGAATTGTATTCATGCTTCCATCTCTTTTTTGTACTAGTTCCAGTTTGATTAACACCTGCTGCGCTACTGAAGGTATATCCAGAATCAACTTTATCTGCTGTAGCCGTACCTGTAACTGGTAAAATTGTTTGAGGATTATTTAAATATTGTCCACCAGAAATTGTTCTGGAAACTGTACTAGGGCTAAAAGACTCTGCATCTTTTCTGGGTATTGACCCAATAATTTTTTGACCTTTTGCGTATGCGGAATAAGGGGCTAATATGTGCCCTGCTGCCGCCGATGTATCTGCCGTCAATACAGACAAATCATTATCCCACCAACCGCCGAATTTATTGATAATAGCGTCAATTTCTTCTTTCACGGGTTCATTTCCAGCACCATAAGTATCTGTCAAATCACATGCCATTGCTTGGGATATTTCTATCGACTTACCGTTTGCAGCGGCATTGTCTGCATAAATGTGTTTTATAAATATATAAAAATTATCTACAGCAGTAACTTGTGTGCATATTCCAGATAAAACATATTCTTGGCCTTGCATTGGGTTATTGACTGAACTTGCATATACAAAATTAGCTCCATCATACGTATATAGCTCTATTTTTAGGCATTCAGAATTAGTAACTTTAATTTTTGCTTTTATATAAATTTTTTGTCCGGCATATGTAGTTTTATTAATTTTTTGAGATATATTAGGAGTATACGCACTATCGGTACCGGTATTTGTCAATATGTTGTTGGCAATACTGCTTGTACTGGCACCATTACTCCATACTGTAGCATCTGTCATGTTTCCAAACCTTACAAGGTTAGAGAATTTACAACCACCTCCTTCACTAGTTTTGATAAAAAAACAGTCACCCGGCGAACTGTACCAGACAGTGTAAGCCTTGCCTGCAACAATAATCGGAGCTGAAATTGTATTTGGCCTATACAATGCTTTACCGTTTATTGTTGTTGCAGCTCCGCTATTAGACAGTGACGCTATGAAAGTTATCGGATATCCGTTGGTTAATGGCGCATTGATTGTTAGTGTTATTGCTGTAGCTGTACCTCCTGCGGTTTGGTATATGCCATCTGATAAATATGTTTCAATATTAGCAGCAAGATTTTGAGCATCTTCAACACCTTGTTCAAGGTGATTCATCCTCGAAGCGGTAAAGCGTGTACCTTGTTGTAAAATTTGACCGCTTTCCGGGTCAACGATGTGGTCTATCCATGTTATTTTTTCATATGTCATATTTACACTTCCTTTATTTCAAAATTAAATCGCATAAGTAGGCCTTTTTCATCCGGCTTTACCAGCACATCCGGCTTTATTGCAATGATATTCCCACTTGCAGATATAAGCTTAAAATTGCTAAAGCTGCCACTCACACCCTCACCAAAATTGAAGTATACAATTATTTTACTTCCTTGAATTGTGACGCTATAGGGCTCAATATCATTAGTCAGGCCGTTAATATCATACTGTCCGTGGTCTATTAAATTTCTAATAGCTTGGGTTATTTCCTCAATTCCTTGACTTGTCAGCATCAATAATCACCTCCGCAAATAAGTACATTGCATATCGGGTATTCATACATGAAGGAACTTGCTTCCTCAGATATACTTATTATTCCTTCAGTGCTCAATCCATAATTAGGCTTTGAAGATGCTTCTTTGACCTTCATAACCTCCGTATCTATTACATATAAATCGTTTATAGGGCTTTGCATTTTACTCTGAAGAAACACTATAAATTCTGCCCATCTGGTAGGGTCTGATAAATACATCGGTTCAATGTAGGACTCCTCATATCCCATAGCTTTTACTGCTAAAAGAACACCTTCTTTTGTCCCGGCTTTTTCAGCTATAATAGCTTTCATTGACAGCCGTGTTCTATAGGTTTCAATATCCTCACCTTTTAGCCTTAGCATTCCCCGGTCTTTTCCATGTTCATTCAGCATCAGTTCACTTGCGCTTATTATAATTGATTCGGCTCTTACCCTGAATAAATCTCTCTTACTGTCATCAAACAATTTACCTATAACCTTAAAAAAGATATAAAACTGATTAGCTGCATTCCGGCCTTTTCGTAACGGAGTGAATAACAGGCTGAACATATAATCTCCAAAGCCATTAAATCTCGCCATCACCTCACGCCCTTTCTACCGTTAGAGAAATTTCACCCAGCACAATGACTTTATCATTTTCAAGGAAAATGTCTTCACTGGGTATTGTCACCTTTACATTGCGAACATATGAAGCACTGCCTTTAACTGCATATATAATATCTGCATGGGTGAGCTCATTTAGGTTTCTGTCTTTACTTATTTTCAGAAGTTGTATTAGTGCAGCTGTAACAATGTTAGAAATATTTTCATCCGTAATATTGCTGGGAATAGTTACTGTAACTGATATAGGCTGTTCTACATTAGTGGAGCTTTTTACAAGTACATCATCGTATGTTCCCACAATTTTACTAATTGCGGAACGTACCTGCTCAAGAAGGCTTTCTGTAGCTTCTCCTGCCGTACTCGTTATAACGATGTCAACGGTTCCTTGTCCTCTAGGATGCAAGTCATTTACTTTTGCAAACAAAACGCCCGGAATAGCCTCACATACATTTTGATACTTCTCGGCAATAGGTCTTGTCGCAAGCTCTGACCATGAACGAAGTGTACGCTCCCTGAGGCTTTCTATATCCTCAATATCGCTGCCTTCCCGTTCTATCCAATCTGAGCCGTTTAATACCGTACAGCCACCGTCTAAATACGTCAGGGAACGAGTTATTTGTCTCGGAGGTACATTGTATTTTGCGCCTTCTTGCTCTGCTTCAACAAGTACCTCTACTGTATTTAAATCCTTCTGAAGAACAGTGTCTTTTACTACAAAAAAACGAAGCTCTTCGCCCTGAATATCTTTAATAGTTTTAAAGACATGTCCTTTTGGTATTTTAACTGCGTCAATATTATCACCTCTTGTTACAGTTACATAGCCTTGCGTTTTTACAGCCTCCTTTTGTTTTTTACTAAAGTCTGCTGCTTTCAACTTGAGCCATGTTCCTTCAGCATGAGATACAAACATATTGTTTAGCACACTTCGCAGGAGTGTAATGAACTCAATTCTAATCTGTAATGCAATCATTAAAAGAGTATAGAAGACACCGCCAGAACTGAAATTTGTTATTACAAAGCCCTCATTTTCAAGCTCAGATATTTTTTCTTCTTTAAGCTCTTCAATATCAGGAAGCGGAATAATTTCATCCAGAATCTCTTTATCAATCAATATCAATCACCTCCACATTAACTCTATCCAATGCGACGCTAACGTTATATGCTGTAGAGCTATCCTCAATAAAATAAAATGTTACCATTATTTTTAATACATCAGCTTCAAATTTTACTTCTGTAGTTATTGTATCAGAGTCAATAACTTCTCTTTTTTCAAGCTTTTCCCGTACACGTTCCCCAATCTCAATTACGGTGAGCTCATCATCCTCGCTCTGGATGAAGTCAATTAACGACCATCCCCATGAATCATCATAAAAAAGCTCGCCTTCTTGCGAAATAGCCTCAAGTCGTATATCTTGCATTATGCACTCAAAGCCGGAGGCAATAGGAGCGTCTCCTGTAGCCGCCTGTGTCAGCTGCCATGAGTCATCCAATTTTACATCGGTATCGCTTAGCCCTGCCATCAGAACACCTCCCCAATAATGCACGGATTTAGTTCTCCATAAAGAAAGCCAATCGCAACGACTTTGCCTGCTTCAACCTGAACCTTTGACATCACTCCCGGTATTTCAGGAAAGCGTTCATCGAAATCACCTAATTTGTCAATTATTTTGAGATTATATTCAAACCAATTGTCCGATGCTGTAACCCTTGTTACTTTCGCACGCGTTACAGCCGGAAGCAGTAAGTGAGGGAAGTCAGTTTCAATTTGCTTTTTTATAATACTTTTGACCATTTCTTCAAGCATTCTCTCACTCCTTCAGGTTAAAAATAAATGTATGTACGGATAAATCCCGCTTCATTTGTAGTAAAGACAACCTTCTTGACCTCGAACTCGCCGGATACTTGAGGGTGCGATACGCTTATTTTCTGCGAGTGCTTGATAAAAGGTGCTGATACTGTTTCGAGCTCCCATATGCCGCCCGACCTGTTGAGAGCGATTATGTTCGTACCATACTCAAACGAGAAAACTTTTGTTTGTCCGGGCTTTTCTCCCCAATAGAAGATGCCACCTGAAAAGAAAAAATTATCCTTAATTCCCCATGCTGCATGTACATCATTTATAACTGAGATAACACTCTTTTGAAAGATAGCGAGCCGCGCTTTTGCAGGATACGTCACCGCTGAAAGCTTCATGTTTTTAATCCCTGTCTTTGATAGGCAATAGGATATAATCTCCTGCGGTGTAGTATCTAAAAATGTGTTGTTTATAGTTGTTTCCTCAAGAAAAATCATGTCGTCCTTCAGGAGTATTTCATTCATGTACTCACCGCTGTCATATGGTTTCGTTATGTATCCCTCGAAAACATCATCAAAAACGCCGTTATATCCGAGCTGGATAAGAGCCTTTTCTTTTGCTGCAAGATTGAGCTTATCTTTAAATTCTTCTGTAAATCTTATCTTTGCCCAATCAAAGTAACTATCTTTATTTGAATACACCTCAATTTCAATGCCTTCAGTAAAGGTATAAGCTCCGAGCTCTACACTTATTTCAGGATAAAAAAGTTCTGTTGTTTCCACTCTTAGAATCACTTCCTTTTTAGTATGGCATCTTTGAGAGCCTGTTTGAATAATTAACCGTACTTGCATCATCCACAGCAGGGGAGCTGTTAGTCTTCGGAACCTTGCCCCGGTCATTTTTCAAATAGCTTTGATATGCCGGGTCAAGACTGCTTTTTGAAGTACTTGTTTTTTTACTGCTGTTCTTTGTTGCTTTTATCGTCATTGTGTTATAGGCCCAAAACTCAAGGCTTACTGTAATTTGCTGCTTTTTATTTTCTTCTTTGGTTCCGAGACTCTTAAAAATAACCTTTTTAATTCGTCGTGCTGATGTATGCTCATTTATGATTTCATGTATAAGCGGCTTTGATTGACCGGATTTTTTAAACATATTTTGTATCTTATCAAGCTTTTGCTTTTTTGTAGCGTTGGGACTGTCTTCAAGTATCAGCTCAATTGTAACTTTAGCATCCTCATAGCCTGTTGCTTGCTTTGCCTTCACCGAGCTGCCTTTTACTTCCTGCTCATCAATACGGGCATCATCCTTTATTTCTATACTTTTTATAAGACCGGGGAGGAGAACCCCGCTTACTTTTATTGAATTATCATCAATAAATATCAAGATTATCCCTCCCCTTGTGTTATGAGTCCGTTACTGTTGGTGAAATCCTCAATCTCCTTTAGAAGCTTTAGAAGCAGCGGAAGCTCTTTGATTTTACTAAAGTCTACACTTAGGATAAGTTTATCAATTGTAACCCCGTTTTCCTTTTCTGTGGTTTTTTCTGATGATTCACTTTCCCGAGAAACTTCCTTGAAGTTGACCTTCTTTACGGGCTTTCGTTCGCCTGTTGTATCAATCTTACTAAAACCTTTTTCTACAGCTTGATATGGAAGGTCTGAGCCCTTTTCTATACCTTCGGCAATTGTTGACATAGTCCTGTGCCCTGAAAGCGTCAGCTGAGAGAGAGGCCCTTCATGTGCATCTGAAAATGGAAGCAGCTCCCTTACCTTTGCGAAAATATTCTTCACAGCCTGTACGGGCTTCATTGCTGCTCCTTTGATGCCTTCTACAAGAGTATCAATGATTTTGCCTCCGCTTTCCTTAAACCATTCAGGAACACCTAAAAAGAAGTTTTTAATTGCATTTATCCCATTGACAAAGCCTTCTTTTATACGAGTCCACATATCAGTAAAGAATGCGACAATTGAGTCCCAATGAGTAATTATCAGAAGCGGTATTCCTATAAACGGCATAAATGCGGCAATTGCTATCTGCAACCATATCGGCATTCCTGAAAATAAATTTGTTATCCACTCAAACCCGGCTTTTATTCCGTTTACAAAACCGTTCCAGACACCTTGTATCCATGAGACTACTGAATCCCAATTCTGCCAAAGGAGAATAATTGCGGCTATAAGTGCAACAATTCCAACTACAATCCATGTTATAGGGTTCGCAAGCAGAGCTGCCGTAAAACTCCACACTGAAGCAATAAGCCCCGGCATTGCTGTCACTGCTGTGGTAATTGCCTGTCTTGCCATACCAACAAGTCCGGCTGCCATATTTTTTAGAGCCGTTGCTCCGTTAATAGCTGCCGTCTTAGCCATAGTTCCAATATTGACAGCTACGTTCTTAATTCCTGTTACTGCCGATGATGCAAAGGTCTTAATCGTACTGAAGCCTTTCTTTAAACCATCCCCGGCATATAAAGCTTTTATATGTATGGTTTCAAATAGCCCCGGAAGTGTTCCCAAAACTTTCCGTGTATTGTTTATAAACCCTGCTGTTTTAGTGAATACAAGTCCTACACCTCCGACAACTGCTATAATTGTTCCGGCTGCCGTCAAAAAACTTCCTATAGCAAGAACTATCAAGGTTATTACCTTAACGAGTTCTTGATTGTTTTTTACCCATTCACTGAATCTCGTCAGAATTTCAGTACCCTTACTGAGCATCTGGTTAAATGTAGGAAGGAGGCTGTTGCCTATTTCTTCAGCAACACTATGGAGTCGCTGCTGTAGTATCTGGTATTGGTCAGGCTCTGTGCTGTTTATTGCGTTTGCCATTTCCGTGACTTCATTGATACCCTGACCCATAGAATCATACACCGACAAAATTCCCTCCTGAAGCTCTCCCATTTTGCTATACATAAGGTCAACCATTGCAACGGCTTCATCCGTCCCGAAAGCCTTTTGAAGCTGCATCTTTTCCGCTGCGTCCATTGTTTCTCCAAACTTGCCCTTTAGTAAGCTTAATATTTCCGGCATAGATAGAAGCTGATTGTTTGCATCTGTAAATTTTAATCCCAGTTCCTGTCCGGCTCTTGCAGCTGACTGAAGGAAAGCCCTGTACTTCGTTCCGGCTTCACTGCCGCTCATTGTTGCCTGAAGCATACCTAATATAGAGAACTGTTCTTCCATCGGTACTTTTGCAGAGGTGGCAGCTGCTCCCAAACGAGAAATTGCCTGAGCCATCTGAGGGCCGTCTGTTTTAAATATGTTTGCCGCGTGGCCGATGCCCGCCGCGAACATTTCTCCGAAGTCAATGTCGCTCATATCCTTGTAAAAATCCTTGTAAATACCGTACCCTGTAGCAAATAGGCTTGTCATTTCTCCTATGGTAGCCTTCGTTCCCTTAGCTGTGATACCTGCAATTTCAGTATATTTCGCGACGGCTTCATCATTGAGTGATGCGATTCCAGACTTGATATCATAGGCTGCCCCGATAAATTCAGCCTTCGATGTACCTGCCCATGTATTTGAGAAATTTTCTGATGCCTTTTCAAGGGCTTTTAAGTCTTTAACTCCAACCGAGCTTAACTCTCCGAGGGCCTTCTTAGTCGCGAAGGTTGCCTGTACAGGAGACAAAGCCGCATCAGTTATCTGAGCACCAATACCCGCCATAGCTGTTCCGGCTTTTGTCACATCACCAAAGGTCTGCTGCATACCCTGAAGCTTTGACACCGACCCGCCGACTGAAGCTTGAACCCGAGCCATCGGGCTTGTCAGATTATCAATCATATTCATTATAAGGGATAGCTTAAAAACGGATTCTAAACTCAAACTATTGCTCACCTCATTTCATATTGGTATAATAAGTCATAGGAGGGGTTTAAATGGTAATATTTATTGTTATGCTTAAAGTCATTATTTTTGCTCTTTGCCTTGGAGCTGTTGTATCTATTCTTATTCTTGTTCCTACATTCATTTATACTATCCCATACACTTTATGGGTAGGGCATGAAAACCTAGTCGGTCGGCAAAAAGATAAATGCAAGGAAAGTATTTTTTCGGCTGCGAAAAATGCAACCAAACTATATAAATCATGGATTACAAGGCAAAAGCCGACCATCTGAGGTCGGTTTTTTTATTCAGAGAACACCTTTGAAATCGCTTTTGCGACAATGTCCTCCTCAACCTCCTCAATATATCTTGCCCGGGCAAGGAGCTCAATAAATTCCTCAAAATACAGCTCCCCTATATTATCCGGTAGAAGAGCAGGGGGGACGAACCTATGTATTTCCAGCATTGCTGCTTCGATAAAGTCCGACCTTACCCTTCCGAGCTGCTCTTCTACAGCTTCATTAAATTTGTATTTTTCGATAATCCGAGCATAGCGAGCAGCTTCTCTCCTGCATTTATTGCTAATGCTGGATATTCCTCAAGGTCTGCTTCCAATTTACCACGGCATTCAGGAATAATATTGTCAAACATAAATGTCTTTAGAGCCTTTGTCATTCCGTTAGATGCAGTCTTCACATAACGGTCATAGCTTGCCGTGTTGGGCTTCTTAAAGATATAGGAGATTTCAACCTCCGTATCATCGTCAGGAGTAAGTATCAAATTAAGCTTATATATTTTTCCATACTGAGCCTTCAGTTTTTCTGTGCTTATGTTCAAAGAATCATTATTTTCAATGTCTGCCCCTGTTTTTATGTCCTTATCGTCCATTTTCAAAATTCCTCCTTTTGTCAAATATTTTGAGATATTACAGTGCTTTAACGCCGTCGCTTTCAATGCCGTTAACAATCAGCATGTCAAGGTCAACCTTTATGCTTTTGTCTCCCTGCGCTGCTTTATTACTGCGCTTAGTGAAGGTTACTGTATCAAGCACATCACTCCTTGTTCTGCCTCCATCGTTGGCATATGAAACAATAATCTTTGGTATGACAAGCTTAAATAATGATATTCTCTTGCTTCTGCAATAATCAAGCAGTGCGTCATAGTCATCACGGAGAAGACTGACCTTTCCTTCTGCCTTATAGTTGCCTTCACCATAGCCTCTGGGTTTCTGACCTTTTCCATATGCAAGCTCTTTTTCAAGCTCGTCATCGTAGGAAATTTCCTGAAATTCAAGTGTAAGGCCGGAAAGCTTGATGTCAACGTCAGCCCAATCGTATGTTTTACCGTTTATTCTTAAAGACATTCTTTCGCCTCCAATCTAGTCTGAGCTCGGCTTTGTTCTGCCGAGGTCGACTGAAATTTCTCTGATATATCCGCGAGAGACATACCTGATAATGACAGACATTTTTTCTGTTGAGAGGATATCCTGCCCTTCAGGTACTGAGATTTCAGCTGAAGATATCTCTTTTATCCTGACCATATCATCAAGAGGAGTCTGCATAAATTTCGCTCTGGTCTCAAGTTCATTCTGAACGTCTTCAAGGTCAATGTCATCCTGAAGGAGCTGAAGGGCTTCCTTGCGAACCTCTCTTATTATTTTGTTTTTGACCCTGACATCTTCAGCATAACGGTAGTCAGAACCTTCCGGGGACATTACACGGGCATTTGTTACAAAGAAGCTGTCAAGCCCGTCATACTCACGGAAGGTAAGATATTTTGCACTGTCAAGCAGCTCAATAAATTCCTCAATCCCGGATGGCCTGAGCTCAAGCATTTTTGTTTTTCCAATTCCCATGCCCGCAGTATCCCTTGTTTTTCCTATGCTTTGATGAACTGCTGTTTTAGAATATAGACCGCATACTATCCCCGCGTTGTTTATTTCTCTCGTTATTCCATCCATTCCTATGTACAGTGAACGAGCTGCAACCACTTGAATATCAGTGTTCTTGATATCCTTTTTATCTGCTTCAAGTCTCTGTGCATATTCGGCAGCCGTTTCATCCGCGTCAGGAGCATACCCTTCAAGTACAAAAAACAGCGGCTTGTGATATTGTGACGCAAGTATAATCTGCTGTTCTGATACCGCCGACCATAAAGCTTTTTGTGATTCCCCGACTATATGAACTATTTCATAATAATCGTTGAAATGCTTCAGCTTATCAATTGCTGCAAGCACATCAGCATTTGTCATTGTAGGTGCAGTCGTATTAAACTTGAATTCATCACCCAAAAGGAAGGATGTTTCAACGTTCGGCTCTGCACCTTCAGCAAATGTAACTGTCAAGCCAGTCAATGGGATTTCATATTCACCTGTCAGGGGAACTGTCATTTCATCAGAATAGCTGTATCCGCCATCTATTGAATAAACAAACAATGCAGTATTCCGACGGCCCTGTCCAGTAATTTTTATAATCACATTAAAGGCATTATAGGGATTCCCATTGGCAGTCAAAGTTCCTGAGCCAGTACCTGTTTTTTCAACTGTTCCTCTGGTTCCCGCTGTGGATGCTTTTACAGGTAAGCAATAAATACGGCTTGAACCATTTTCTACCGAATCCATTACTTTATCAGCAAGAGGACTAAATCCGAGGATTCCCTTTATTTTTAACGCGGTCATGTTTCCCGTAATCACAATTGGAGTATCTGATTCAATGGGAGAGACTCCAATTTTCAAATGAATGCCGTCTCCCTTGTCTGTAGCCAAACCGAGGATACCGTCTGTAATAGTTGTATTAACATCTCTGAGCAATTACTTCACCTTCTTTCCTATAGGGCTGCCTGAGAATTTCCTGACTGCTGCGTCAAATTCATTTTCCGTAACCATCTTGCCCGCCTTCCATCCCATTGCAGCGCAAACGCCGCTAAAAGTTGGGGCAGGAGTTTTCTTTTTTTGTTGCAGTTCCTCAATGGAAACGACCTGCGGAGCTGGAACTGTATTTTTATTTGTTTCCGTTTTATCTGGCATAAAGCATCTCCTTTCATTTGCTCACTGATTCAATTTCAATATCAGCCAGCTTTGCAAAGTCTGTGTCTTTATAGACACCTCCTGCAAATTTAACTTTTACATTTACTGCAACCTTTGCCTTCAGGATGCTGTCATCATCATCAACCCATTCGGACTCCTCGACTTCAATCGGAGTATAGTTCCCGTCCATATAGATTCCTTTGTCTAAGGCACTTAGAAACGCTTCAAATATATCCTCTGTTTTCTTTGGGTCTGGGTCTCCTATTACCACACTGAAGGTCGTCTCTCTGGAGAAGATTTTTCGCCTCTTGTGCTGTGCGCCTGTTTGGTCACTATATCTAGTTTTTGCGCCGCTTCGGTCGAAAACTTCTTCTTCAAAAAGTACCGCCCCAATGTGAGCTTCTTGAGAGGTTCGAAGCTTTTTCATACTTGTATAGGGCTTCGAGCGAATCCCTGCTTCCCTCAGTTTTTCAATCAGATATTCTCTGCATTCTGTAAACATCTTTAATCCTCCGCAAAGTAGTCATTAATTGTGCCTTTAATCTCTTCCATATCCTCATCACTGAGGCCGAGGAACGGACGCGCCGGAATATTAATTCTGACAGTAACTTGCTTTTTGCGAATCCACCGTCCCTCCATCTGAAAGACAAGCCCCTTTGAAGTTTTTGCCCGGATAGTGATACGTCTGTTTTTTGCTCCGAGCTGGTGGGTCGCCGCATAGATTTTATTAGTGCCGACAACAAATCCTGAAGCATCAGTCCTATATCTTATGGACTTTTTCAATTCCGCACTCTGTACCAGCGTTACTCCGCCTTCCTGCTCAGCCCGGATGGATTTTTTCCACTTTTTCCCGTCAGGACTTTTTTCAGTTTTAAACCTTTGAACTGTTGAGCCGCGGACGGCTTGGGCTATAGTGGCATTAATACCCTTTTTATCAATATCTTTCAGCTGCCTGAGCCTTTTTATCAATCTTCGTGTATCGCCGTCAAGCCGTATGCTGTACATATTACATCCCCCTTAGCTTATCCCGTGAGAACAGACGCAGACTTGATGATATTGTAAAGCCTGTTTTTGCTGCTTTGGCTGTATCTACTATTCCTAATTCGACCTTACCGTCTGCAAGGAGCTCAAAGAAACGAACCGCCGCTTTGTACCTGTTGAGATAATTCTTTTCTCTGTCATTCTCGTCTATGCCAATACGTGAATACAGGTTATATATAGAGATATCCTTCGCGAACTTGTTCACAACTTGGGGGACGGAAGAGAGAGGGAGGGAATATCTCTTTGCGAGATATCCGTCAATCTCTGCCTCGGCATCCGAAATTGCTCCTTCGATAATAGGGACAATTTTTGCCTCACGCTCTGCCTCGTCTTCTATGTAATCGCTGCCGATTATAGTGTTTAAAGCATCATCCTTTATCATTGAGCGGACTTCTGAGGTCTCACAATATATCACTCCGACTCACTCCTTTACTTTACTGTGCCGAGCCGTCGCTGCCATATGCCATCTGCCAGAAGGCATAACCTGCATTTCCGCGAGAATCGGCTCCGTAAAGGAATTCCTTCCTCATGAAAACATTCTCGTCGTTATCGGCTACCATTGTCACAAACTTCGGCTTCTGTCTTTCCTGATATATTAGAGGCTTGACGGGCTTCTTGGTACAGAGCAGGAACCACATGGAGTCATATCCCGCAAGGTCTGGCACAACAAGAGGTTCTGCCGTTCCCTTCAGGACATTTGTCGTCCCGTCAATCTGGTCGGCAAGAAGTATTTTTCTTGACTCGCCTTCTAAAGCCGGGCCAGTGACAAGAAGGTCTGGAATAATCTTGAGAGGTTTGCCGTGTTCGTCCGTCATAGACATAATAGCCGATCTTGCTGCTGCATAGGATTCCGGCGAAAGCTTAGCGGTTCCCTTGTTGCTGATAGTTTTTTTTCCGACTTTGTGGGCATCTGAGAAAAACGGCATCCCATCATAGCATTTATTTGTGAACCCACCCGGAAGCAGTACGAAGACAAGCTCATCTGGATGCAGGGCTGCACTCTGGCCGAGGGATTGAATCGAAGGGCTGTAAAGCCCGATGCGGTCATCCTCAATATCGTTGCGGGGAACTCCGACCGTAACCTCGAAATCCTTGTTTTTGATGGTATAGTCTGACGCTGTAAGGCTTTTAATCTGACGGTCTCCAATCCATTCACGCATCATTGGGATTGTACCGAGCCATTTGTATGATTCTTCCCCTGTGATGGAAGGTACAACCGTCGCCACTCTGTCATAAAGGGGTTTTGTCTCATCAAAGGCTTTTGCAAATATAATATTGAACCCGGTATAAATGCCTCTGAGTGATTGTTGATTTACTATCATAGTGTTTGATTCCTCCTTTTCTCCCCGTTACAGGGTTTCGACGGCAATACCGTCGTCCGTTACTGCAATAACTTTTCCTGCCCTTGAGCTGCCCGTTGCCACTGAGGAGACCGTGCAGTCATCCACGATATAGCAATCCTTCAGAACGTGCTCAGGTTTTACCTTGTTGGCTGCTGTCGTGGTATTGTTCCAAACAAAGACACCTCTTCTGACCTTGACAGTCTTGTCTCCGGCTGCGCCGCTTGTGTTGTCGCTGTATTCCTCAGCACGGCCCGCTGCCGTCAGGCCCTCAGCTTTGACAGCGGCCTTTGCATTGCCGCTCGCATCAAGCACGACAAGACCTCCGTCAAAGATAACCGCTCCCGCAGCAACCGGGAGAACAATACGCTTCCCGCCTTCGGCAAGCTCCGGCGTGTCTCTTCCTGCTGTTAATGCCATATTATTTCACATCCTTCCCGTACTTCTTGATGTCGTCCTCATTTACGCCTAGCTGTTTGCAGACAAGCAGCGTCTCAGCGTCGAAGCGTTTCTCTTTGTTTTGCTTTGTCTCAGTCTCAAGTTCAAGCTCACCCATCGGGATACCCTGTGGAGCTTTTTCAACGAATGACTTGAAGCCATCCGGGTCTTTGAGTGCGTACTGTGTCGCCCAATCCTTTTGAGCAGGAGTCAGCTTCCCGGCCTTCAAGGCCATGAGAACTGCATCACCCGCATCCCTGAGAGCTATTTTATCTTTAAGCTCTTTGAATTCTTTCTCAGAAACAGAGCCTTCCGGCTTATTGCTTGAGAGAGCCAAAATTGCGGCAGCCACGTCTTCGGTCTTTGCTCCTGCCTTCAGGCCGAGCATTTCACAAATCACCTTATTTGAAACGACCTTTCCTTCAGTTTCAGAACTGCCGCCTTCAGGCTTTTTGTCACCCTGTTCCTTGAGCTTTTTTGCATCCGCAGCTAGTGTCTTCAATGCTTCGATGACCTGTTCTTCTGTTGCATCCTCACCGAGCCCCAAAAGAGCTGCGAGCTGTTTTAAAATATCCATGCTGTTTCCTCCTTCATAATCCTCAATTTTTATAGCGTTTATTATTGGAAACATCCCGTCAATGGCGGGTGTGTTCGTCAATGCTGCCGAGTGCAAAACGATTGCTTTGCCGTCTGACTTTCTGACAAGAACAACGGGAGAGAGATAGCGATATTCCTTATTTTCGAGATACTTCTTTCCCTGTTGAGTCCATTCAACCTTTGCAACAATCGCTCCGTCCTCAATGGATAAATCTTTAATCCATCCACCCGCAGGAGCCTGTACATCCTTGAGAGTCTGATGCTCATAGTCAATTACAATGTCGAGACCCCTTTCTTGGAACTTCTCCTTCATCAGGCGGAAGCTTTCCTCATCGACATCAAAGTCGCCCTTTTGACTCTTTACATGTCCGATAGGGAGGAGTTTAACTTTTTCAGGTGCTCCCTTTAATTCGGATTGACCTCCGCTACAAGCGAATATTTTTGACATTTGCTCACCTCACTACTGTATTGATTGTAAAATCGTTTTAAACTCCGTTAGTACGCGTGCTAACGTCCGTTATTTTTCAGAGTGGTAAGATTACATTCTCTAACCTTTCCATCGCTCACAGGGGCTATAAAGTGCAAATAACTATTTCTTGCCTTTTGCCTGTTTGTTGTACACTTTAACCAGCGTCTCCGAGTAGCCCTTGAGGTCAGGTGCAAACTGTACCTTTGCGGGATTTGTAGAGAAGCTCGGGTCAGGCAGGACATTTACAAAGCGTCCGTCCTTGAGCTCCGCCGCCTTCGGAACTTCTGTCTCAACCTCAAGCCCCTGCTGCTCAACCTGCCTTTTGGAAAGAGAACGGACAGTACAGCGGCATCGGAATCCGTTGGGCGGATACCATACATCCCAAACCGGGGAGTCTGCCGGGAAAACCCTTCCATCCAGCGCAAGGTGAGAAGGGCGTGTTTTCTTGTCATTCACGGCATCATAAAGCCAATAGGGCCGGAGCCTTAAAACATCCGGGTCGGTCATTTGTCTGTAATGTCCGACTTGGTAAGCGGTTTGCGTATTTGTTCTGAAAATGTTGTCTGCCTGAAAGTTCGTTATTCCTTCGTAACCCTCAGCCTCAAGGAAGGTATTCATTTTATCCCTGAAGCTCTTCATTGTCTCTCCGTCCTTTATTGCCTGTAGGAGCTCGTCGTGAAATTTCTTCAAGACCTGAACCTTTGTATACCCTGATACGGTGAAGGCGAGGGACTGATAATCCTGCGCTATTTTATAGAATTGCTTCGCTGTAACTGGGATTTTACCCTTGAAGTATTCGACCGCCTCCTCGAAGGTTATCTCCTTGTTACGGGAGACAATGCTTTCGATTTCATTCATTATTTATCACCCGCCCCTCAAGGTCTGCATATAGCATCGCCTTTTGAAGGAGCTCCTCAATATCACTTACATCCATTTTCCCGGCAAGCTGTCCGACGAGCTTCTCGTCCTCAAAAAGCTTTTTGATGTCTTCAAGGCTTTCTGCTTTGTCAAGCATTGCAAGAACCGGGGCGAATAGCTTTTTAAACAGACCCGAGCTCTGCTTAGCGGCTGCCGTTGCAAGACTGTCAATACGCTGCTGAGTTCCAGCATTTCCGGCTGACGGCTCCTTGAGCTCAACATTTTCGGTCTCAGCTGCCGTCGCATCATTAGCGACAACCTCCGCCGTCTGCTCCTTCATAGGAAGCGGAAAGGAGGCTTTATTGGGTGAGGCCACCTCCTCACCGTTTTCTGGCTTCGGAATGGAAAACTTCTTGTACAGGTGAGCGGTCGGAACCTTTAGCCCTATGTTGCAAATGAGCGTCTCATATATTTCAACGGTTTCCTTCAGGTCTCCGGCTTCCTCACAATCATAACGGATATAGGGGATGCGTCTGTCTTCTCCAAAATTAAAAAGTACAAGGGGACGGATAATGTCACGCCGCAGAGTAGCAGCTAGTGCCTTGCAGTCTGCGACTGTGAGGTCGTGCCTGACTTCATTGTGTGTCTTTGACTGTGCGTAGCTGCCGCCGCCCGAATCGCTTGTGAGCGTCTGTCCGAGTATAGCCTTTGACATCTGCTCATCACAATAGCGGGCGAGCCGCTCATATACATCAATGCTTGAAGTCTTGCTGGACTCCTTGAACTCAATCTCAGTCCCATCCGGGATGACGCCCGCTGCATCGGAACCTATTTGGACTAGTGCTTGCATTAGGGCAAGTTTTTCGTCCTCGCTTGCACTTTGAGAATATTTCCCCAGTCTTAGCGGCATCCCGAAAATTTCACAAAAGCTGACCCAGTCCTTCAGGTCGTAATTTTTAAACAAATACATCCATGCTACTACTCTCAGAACGCCCGCTCTTGACGGATGTCCGCTGCGGGCTTTGTAGCGGTGAACAATGAACTTGTTTTCAGGGATGATTATACCGCCCGGAGATTCCTTAGTTACCACTTTGAAGTTGTCCTCAGTGTCCCAAAAAAACCGCTTTTGATGTCTGTTCTTAATATCTTTTATAACTACATGTCCGTCGTCATAGTCCCATATAATTTCAGAGACCGCAATGCCCTTGCCGATTGCATCAAGCAAGTCCATTTCAATATCTTCGAAGTTTTCGAGGCTTTCTATTTCCTGTGCTACAAACTCGGCGATTTGCTTGTCTCGCTCATCATCCGCATCAAAGGGAATGACTTCAAAGTCAAGACCAGTGACAGCGTTCTTTCGTGTCTGAAGCTGCGAAAAGAGGTGAGGGTCTTTTTCTTCCATCTCTTCAAAGAGCTCCATCTGACGGAGAACATCCCCAGCGTCGGCCTCCCTGAATATGTTCGCAAGCTTGACAGGTGTGAGGCCGTTGCTCGGATACCCGGAATATTTGTCCTGAACCTGAGCAACTGCGATTTCCATGAAGTCCGGCTTTTTCAAAGCTGTAGTCTTTGGTTTCTGTTGCTTTGTTTGTTGATTTTCATTTCCGTTCAAACCATCTCACCTCCTTAATACGAACCGCTTGTAAATTTTAGAGCTCTGCTTATTACTGACTTATAATCAACCCTTGTGCCTATCTTGACAGATAGTGCAAGCTTAACAGCCATCTCAAGACCGTCAGGAGCATCGTCGCATTTCCCCATTGGGTATTCAAACATTTGCTTCAGGAGTGCCTTGTGCTTCTTGCTGAACTTTATATAGCCGTTTTTTATAAATGGTTGTAAGCTTTGTATTCTTGCATCCTTGTTTTGACCACTGTTTATCTCTTCAATAGGAAGATACTCTCCAACTTCAGCGGACTTTTGTCTCATAATCTCTGCAAAATAATATTGAAATTGTACTGTTTCAACACCGAACTTATAATAAGGCCGTTTGTATTCCCGTTTTAACCGCTTGGAATTTTCAATTGCATCCTCAATAATTTTGTCAGGCTTGCGCCTTTCAATATCTGCTATAACCACATACATAAATCCTGTCTTAATATCTTTTGCAAGTGCAAAAATTGAGGATGTATCACTCTTTTTGTTTTTACCAAGTGATGGGTCATTGGAGCCAATAAACAAAAATTTTGAATCAGAAAAGTCAGGTGTGATTTTTCCGTCATCATCATAGAAGTCAAACCATTCTTCCTGAAATGAACAGCTCTCAGGGTCGATAGGGTCATTCTGGATTTCAGAGTTAAACGATGCTTCACCTTCAGATACCCTTATAACCATAAGGTCGTAGTAACTTAGCTTAGCTTCCCATAGTACCTCAGTGCCTTCGAGCATTTCTTCACGATTTGCATAATAAAATTCTTTTGCATCTTCCTGCCTGTTCTCATTCGCAAGGTCGGTATAAATTCTTTCCCATGCGTTCCACAACTTGTCATTGGTTGCAAAGCTTATGACACCACGGTATTTTACAGTTTTATAGCTTGGGTTGTTTGCAACATTTGCAAGCAATGCATCAAAGTGGAGAAGCGTTCCAATATACACAATGTCGGTGTAAGTGTCTCCTGCCTTTGATACTGCCTTATAAAACCAGTTCCGAAGCTTCTTTCTCTGCTCAGGTGTATTGACATTCTCATCATTTTCAAGGTCATCACACAATATCAGGTCGGGACGCCATTGCTTGTGACGGCGACCACGGATTTTTTTACCGCTGCCAATAGCCTCAATTTTTACACCGTTGGATAGTAGAATTACTCCTGCCTTCCATACCTTACCATGCATATCTCCGAAGTCTTCCTTCAGGGCAGCGTTTTCCTCGTACTCAGTTTTAATATCAGTGAGAAATCCTTCAGCTTGTTCGGAACTGTCTGAAAGTATAATTATGTAATGCTTATATCCATAAGCTGAAGCGTGTACAGTATCCTTAAAAGTAAATGTTGTACTCTTTGCATGTCCACGGGGAGCTTCAATTGCTCTCTGGCATCCTTCAGCTCTGGAAATTTCCTTTACGTCACGAATGGCATTTTTGCCTTTCATTACACCTACTTCCCATATGTCATCAAGCTCATGGTGAAACTTTGGAGACTCTCTGACAAAATAGTGGGGAAGGTAAGCCCGACCAAAATATTCAAGGTCAAATGCTCCGAGACGTTTTCTCAGTCCGTTCTGACCTGTTAGCTCAGCTCCGTCATTAAATTCCTTCAGAAGCTGCTCTCGTTCTTCCTTGTGTTTTCCTTCCCGTGTCGCATATTTTACAAAGAGCTCCCGTTGATATTGTTTATTTGCAATCTCCTCACGGTCTTCCGGCTCTTCGAGCTTATCAATGTACTCTTTTAACTTAATCATCAGTTAGTATTTTCTCTCGTGCTTTTTGAAGCAGAGTGTGAAGCTCTTTTGTAATCTGCGGGTCTGCCTTGATTGCCTTTATAAGGTCTTCCTCAAGGGCTTCAAAAGCAAGCTCCATTTTACTTTTATAATCGCGTATAATCTTTTGCTCATATATTCCCACACGGGAAAGGGAAGCTATAAGCCTTCCGGCCTTGTCGAGCGGCATTTCCGCAAAGTCATCCTCTGCCGTTGATACCCTTTGCATCAAGCCGTCCATCAATACCATTCTTGACGCCTTTGTGAAGTCAAGGTCTGGATTTTTTTCAACGGCTGCTGCGATTGCTTTTGTCCTTTCAAGCGTTTCGGCTACACGCTGAGCTGCTTGGTTAGCTCTTATTGCATAACGCCCAACTGCACTTTTGCTTATATTGAAACCATTTGATTTCAGCCACCTTGCAACATCTTCATATGTATTAGATGTGTCAAGCAGCTGCGCGTCAAGTTGCTCTTTTATATCTTCCGGCAGCTGCGTGACTTTTGAGCTTACTCTTGTACGTCTTCTTTCTGCCATTACACATCAACTCCCGGGTCGTCGATTGTCCCCTCGACTAAGTCAACTCCTTTTTTCGTGAGTTTTATTACTGCATCCTTTTTGTATGCATTATATGCATTTACCGTCTTGTCAACAAAAGTTATATATTCACCTTCTCTGAGGTAATCAAGCGGCTTGCTAATGTCCGGGGAGACAATCATTCCATCTGCTATCAGTGAATTAGTTATCTGCCGAAGAAGAAGCGTGTTTTGATGACCTTTTACAAGACTTCGGATGATATAGCCTCGAATTGCTTTATTACGGCTAACCTCAAGCTCATTTATTTCATCCATGTTGTCAACCCTCCTTACCTGCCTTTAGCTGTATTATTTTATCAAGCTTTCCGTTCATGTCCCGCATCTGCTTGTCAACATTGTTTAGTGTTCGAATAAAGTCCTCTCTCAGAACATACACAAGAGGGAGGTCGCTTTTCAAATCCGAAAGTTCTGTCTTTACTTTTTCAATGTCAAACGCATTCTTTTTTATTGCGTCCTTCATATCGGAGATTGCGCTTTTTACACTCCATCCTATCAGTCCCAGTACAAGCGTTGTGATGACTTGCAGCGCGAACATGAAAATTTGACTTGCTTCCATACCCTCACTCCTTTATGATGATATTGCCTTCAGCTTGAGAACTTTTTCCTCAATAAGCTTGGAGACATAGCCCCTAAAGCTGCCGAAGTTTTCTTCTATGATTTTCTGTGCCTCCGGCTTTACTGCTGCGGTAATTTCGTCCGCTGCCTGCTTTGATAGCGCGACGAGCTCGGCACGGTCGACCTTGCCATCCTTAACAAATTCTCTGAGCTGTTTTGCAGTGGTCTGTTCAAGAGCTGCTACAGTGACAACCGTTAGTTCCTCAACATCCTCAAGTGCACTGCTGAGCAACTGACGAGCGGTGTCGTCCTTAATTTGTACCGTCTGTGTCTTTACCTTTTGAGTCACCTTGTGAATGCCATAGGTGGCATAGGCTGCAAGGAGACCAATGAGGGAAAGTACGATTGTGACGGCTGCCTCACTGACTGTTGACTGAATTGTTTCCATGCTTGAAACCTCCTCTATAAAATTTTTAATAAAAAAACCATAGGAGCGTAGCTCCTATGGTTAATATTACCTTGTTTTTTTTGAACCATATATATGTAGTACTTCTAAGAATCGCCTACTATAACCACTTTGCTAATATAGTTTACAAGTTATCTCTTTCGGCTCTTAGCAGGTTCAGTTCTTCTTGTATGTACTCTGCAATTTTTTCTTGCAATCTTTTTGGCAGTTCATATTCTTTGCTATCTACTCCGCACCACCAGCGTCGCTTTATTTTTATTATCGATGCTGGATAGAATCTAAACACTTCACGCTTGCCAGAACACCAAAACATAAAATCTTCCAGTTCGTTAATGCTTTCGGTAAGTTCAATTGCTTTTATCAATGTTTCATTTGTCATTGCTCCACAACCTTTCATCACCCTTCATCATCCTCAAAATCAAAAAGCGAAAGCTGCCCTTCAGCATGTCCTTCTCCACACAATTGTCGAACCCAACGCTCGGTTACTTCGTACCGCTTTGAAAGCTCTAAATGATTGTAGCCGTTAAACTCAGCTCGTATCCTTGCATCTCTAACAGGACGGACAACACTCTCAGTCTTCGGCAGATAAATCGTAGCCCCACCAACAAGTTGTGTCAGTTCAACAAAATTTTCAACACCGATTGCTTCTGCAATTTGTCTATACAGACCTTCTGGAATTTGCTCAAGAGTAAGTTCCTTTGCTAGTCCAGCATATGTGTCCATCGGTTATCCTCCTTTTTTACAGTCCGGCAAGATTCGAAGCCTTTACAGCAGCAGTCACAGTCTTTCCAATACCAATAACAACTTTATCTCCGTTCACACTAATAACATCATATTCCTTATAATAGGTCTTGAAGGGCTGCCCGTTGTACTGGATAGCTTTCAGTACTTTTACTTTCCCACCTTTTACAATTGCCTTTGCCTTGTCCTGTGAACTGTTGGAAGAGGAAGCGGTCTTGCTGAGGCCATTTAGTCCGGCACCTCTTATAATAGCCGGATAATCCTTAAATGCAATATCAAGGTCAACATTGCCGTTAATCCCCGTAACCTTTCCACTGCTTGTATACTGCCACAATCCGGCATCATTACGGCTGCAATTCTTGTTATAGTATGCATACCACAAGTCAAACCGACTTAGATAATCCATGTCAAACATAGACCTTGCATAGTCCTGATTTGAATAATTCATGGCAAAATAGCCTGATTTTTCAACCTCTGTGCAAAATGCTTTTACAAATGTTGTCGCCTTTGTTTTATCAATCTTTACACCTTTTTCTTTTGCATATCTTACAGTATCATACTCAAGGTCGAAGCAAACCGGGTATTCTACTTTATAGGGCTTTATAGCTTCGATACACTGCCATGCTTCACGAGCCGCCATTTCAGCGTTTAGTGCATAGCTGAACCAATATACACCAACCGGGATGCCGACTCTGTTGCACTCTTTAATATTTCTCTTAAACTGTCCGTCAATATTGTTGTTGCCAAATCCTGCCCTCAGCATAGCAAACTCTATTCCAGCAGCCTTTACCTTGTCCCAATTAATAACGCCCTGATGTTTTGATACATCAATTCCTTTTTTGTTAACCTTTGTCATATCTTTCCATCTCCTTGTATTTTTTTATCGCTTATCGCGTTTATACTTTTGACAACCTCCTGAATATCTAAGCAGATATTCGGTGTCATTTTGTACATGAGCTCAGGCTCTCCATTCTGTAGCATGATTACCGTGGGCTTTCCGGCTCCTATAGCGTAACCAGCTTCTAAGTGAGCAGACCTTCCGCAAGAGAGTACCATTACACAAGCATCACACTCTTTAAGAGCCTTCATATCAAGTTTGAATCCAGACTCTGCCACTGGATGTGACAGAGCCTCCCTAAATTTCTCAGGAGACCATGATTCCCAATCCGGGTCAATTTCTCCCCAATGAAAGCCATGATTTCCGGGTTCAGGATTTTTGAAATCGTAGACTTCATGTCCCTCATTTCTTAGTGCCTCTACAACGAAAGGCTGTATATTGTTTCTCCATGATGAAGCAACGTATATTTTCATTTTTCTTCTTTAACCTCCTTCAAAGGGCAATCCTTATGCCGTTCAACATAATTCTCAATTTCAACACCTAGCACAGGGCAAAAAAGTTCTTCTCTAATGTCCGATGTTTCATAATAAGAAATAGTGCATGTCAAGCAGTTGTCAGGCATGTTGATTTCTAAAATAGCTTTTGACATGTCGACCTCCTAAAGTTTATTAACTCAATTAGGCTCTTATATGTAAGATTCAACTATAGTCAAATCATCACTCGGAGTCCGTTCTATTTTAAACATACTTTTTGGGATATTATTCCTTATGCCTTCAATTTGTTCATTAACCATAACAAACAGTGTCGGCTTATCTATATTCCATAGCCTTGCAACATACTTGTCTGGATAATCAGATGCGTTTTTGTAAACTACTATAATCGGTGCCTTGCAAAGCTTATTTAGATTAACTTGCAAAAAAGACTCCATTACTATGTCAGTGTTAACCATTGTTTATATCACGCTCCTTTAAAACATAATCTTTCATAAATTAAGAATGGGTTTAATAATTTCATAAATTTCATCAAACTTGTAAGAGATACGCCCTTCATCCCTTAGCCTTTTTTTGAAGCGTTTCACTTCAACGGTTAGTTTCATAAGCTTCAGAACCCCGACCTGTTCTTCATTCACCTTGTGCATCTTGTCAGATACCATCCATCCGAGGCACTTATGGAGCTCAAAAATATCTTCAATCCCAGTGCATTCTTCTTCAAACTCTTTCCAGACCTCCGCCGCAAACTTCTTGCGGTTGAGCTTAGGCTTGTCAGGTGGAAGGATACCTTTTCCCTGAAGCTCCTTTTTAATCTCTGCCCGTTTCGCCTTTTCGCGGGCGGTCATTTTCTTTGGTTTTTTCGTTTTCGTTGTCATGTGCCGCCTCCTTTCTGCCGACCATCTTCTTTAGGGCCTCAATGAGCTTGTGGCTCTGCTGAACTGTCAGCCATTCGATACGGTCTACATTGAACATCTTTTTTGCGAAACCGTTTATTCGCTCATTATTGCTATTCCATCCGAGTTCCCCGGTTAGAGCATAAATCTTGCGGCGAAGGCTTTCGGTTAATGGATTCCCGCCTTCGTCCGTTCGTTGGCATCTGCCACCTCTCTGAGCCTTTTTAATATCATCCTTCATGTTAGAGAGTACCCGGCATACTTTATCAATTTCGCCTTGTGTCAGCTTTCTCATGCTATCCTTTTTTGTTTCACGACCAATTATGCAATACAGGTCATCATCATCAAGAGATAGCTCCGGGGACTTTGCAAGTCCCCAAATTGTACGGATAGAGTAGTGTGAATTATTATAGCCACGGTAAGCCTTTCCAGCCACAATATCGCCCCCTTATTGCTGAAAAGCTTGCAGCTTTTCGCGGTCAGTTTCATACCAAAAGGTGTCCTCTTTTTTCAGTGTTGCACCAACCCGGATAATTTCATCCTCTGTATACTTTTTTAGGACATCCTTGTTTATGGTTTCTGTCGTTAAAATGCAGTCATTCATTTTGCGTGCCTTCAGACTTTTTATTATTACTGCAAGTTTGTCCTTAGCTTTGGGAAGCATAACTTTTGTACTTTTTCGAAAACCCGTCTTTCCAAAATTTAATGTCTTTGTCTTGCCGTCAAGCTCGCCTCTATGTTCCTCGACAAAGGCTTTAATGTCCTTGCCGATTACTTTTATACGCTCTTGAATAGGCTTTGCCTCCTGTGCTGCTGTGAGCTTAACACCTTGAAGCTGTTTGTTCATTTCACCCTCAATGTCCAGAAGGTCAATTTCTGCTTCAGCAATTTCTCTCAATGCATTGTCTACATCTTCCCATGACCTGAAAGTTGGAGTCTCCTTGATTCTTGTTCTTACCATTGTTTGTCATCTCCTCTCAGCATCTTTATAATTCCAAAATCGGGCATGTCTCCAAAATCAATCCCTTTTTCAGCTAATTGAAATAAGCTTTGAATATATTCTGAGTTATCTATGGATGCACTTGTTATTTTCCCATCGTGAATTTCAAATCCAATGTCAAGTTTGCTGTGGAATAATTCAAAAATACTTATTGGTAATTCCTCAAGCGTTGATTGTTGTAAAGGCATACTGTTCTGAGATACTGCTTTTAGAATAAAACTTTTAACTATAGCTTTGCTGTCGAGCCCCTGTTCAATACAGTTAAGACCTACCATTACGGCCTCTTCAATTTTTAATGTTGGACTTTTCATCAGTCATCCTCCTTGTCAAATATTTTGAGATTAAAGCATCATCATGCTGGATGCTTTGCTAATAGTATCCAGTGTAACTGTATTACTCCCGTGCTCCTTCAGAATACGGAAAACATTGTTTAGTGTACGGTCAAGCAAACGGAAGCAGCCTGTCTGATTGTTGCAAGCCCGAGCTTTCAGTTCGGCAAGTGCATCCTCATCAATTTCATAGCCTTCTAGGAAGCTCTCAACCTCCTTGCCGGAGAGACCCCTCAGTCTTGCACAAAAATCAACACGGTTTGCAAAGCGTACAAGATAGGATTTTATTTGTGCTTCTAACTTTGGCTCTCCTGCGATGACCATGCCGACATCGCATTGGTCGAAAATAGCACGAAGGATTTCCATTTTCTTTTGCGTGTACTTGCTAATCAGCTTGTCTGCCTCGTCTATAATTAGGAGATATCCGCGATTAACATTTAAAAATTCCCGGATTCCGTTTACACGTTTCCATATTGTCCCATATGTTGTCGGAATACCGAGAGCCCTTTCGATAGCTTCAACAAGGTCTCTTGAACTCATCGTGTCGTCACACTCAATGTATGCTACCCGTGGCATCTTTGCGTAGTATTTCAATGCGTGAGTCTTACCGTATCCAGATTTTCCTACAACAATGCCGAGACCGATATATTCCTGACAGGAACTGCATACACCGATTATATTCTGTGCATCATGGCTTTCAAAAAAGCTCTTCCGCTTGGTGAAGTTAACAACATTCGACTTCTCGGCGGTTGCTGCTGCAAGCTCTTCGCCTGTCACTTCTTTGAGAAAGGCGGTGAGCTTAGCTTCAAGCTCCGTCGCGTCGCTGTCATACTTCCCGGAGAGATACCGGGAAACGGTTGACCTTGAGTAATTTATAGCACTTGCAAGCTCTGTAATCGTCATACCATTATTTTTTTTATACTCATTTACCTTGTATGCAAGAGTACTTGTTTCACCTGTATAGTTTCTTGCTGCTGCTTCCATATCCGTTATCCTCCTTTATTATCCTAAAGCTCTCAGCCGTTTAAGGGCTGTTTGAGCCTTTTTGTTTAGAAATTCATCATCAGATTCCTTATGCTGCTTTTGCTTCTTAGAAATACTTCCGGCCTTTACCTCTTCACGGAACTCCTTATCATTGGGAAGTTGAATGAGCTTGTCATTCCTCTTAGCCTTGACTGTGAGGTCTACACCGCCGACCACTGTGGGAGTGCCTTGTTCATCCTGTACCCTAAGCTCATGTGGCGTCTGATACCATTCAAGCTTTTCTTTGGTATCGCGGAGCTGCGTTTTCTGCTTTCTGATGTGCTCTTCGAGTGCTGCCTGTGGAACACGGGGCGCAATCTGAAGGAGCTCAGCTGAGATAGCCTCACATATTTTCTTTCCGTTCTTGTCAAAGACATAGAGCCTTGTGACATCGTCGATGTCCCACTTGATATTGACGTTCTGCCCGATGTAGTAACAGAGTTCATATGCTGTGTACAGTGTTCCGAACTTGTAAATCCCTTGATTGCGGACGAGGGAACTGTCTGCCTTTAGGAGGAGCATCGCTGCATATTCCCTCGGCGGTGACGCCTTATAGTAACGCTCAGCCTTTTCAAAGAGTTCAATCGGTGTAATATATTTCTCCCGGTCTTTTTTGAGGGAGCTGTGCTCGCGCTTGTGATAGACCTCGTTTTTCCACTTTGTCCAGCATTCGTAAAACTCTTCCATAGTCAGAAGCTCACCTCGTTCAAGCATCCCGGAAATGTCCTTCTTGCGCTTACCCGAAGTTTTCGACCCGGTCAGTGTTCCGACATAAGAGGCCATCCATTTTGTGAACATGGAGCAGACTGTTCCGAAGAGTCTCTCAATTTGTCCTTTACTCCACGGCTCATATGGTAGAGACCTTGACCACTCATCAATCCCAATAGAACGGTAGAAGCCTTTTGACTCGCTGTCAAACTCAAGCTCCTGCATCTGTCGCTCCTTGCGGCTCTGCCCGGTATTTGTCTTTGAGGTGTAATCTTTTCCGTTGTCAATATGCAGGTGTTTCGGTACGCCTCCCGGATGGGAGTACAGCATCTTGACTAGGCTTTCCTTTAGTATCTGAGAGTTAGCATCAACACAAAGCACATCGCCCATGATGCAGCGCGAACGAGTGTCAAGCCATGCGACAAGCTTCGGCCTTACTGCTTTTATTTTCCCGTTCGGATGCGTATACTGTACCCAGCAATCGAAGGTATGCTCGTCGCCCTGTACAAACTCCATTACCTGAAGTGCTGTCGTGTCACGCTTACCCTTGAGCATCCGGGCATTTTTAAACGCTCTCATGCCATTGGCTGCGAGATAGTGTGCGTTTCGTCCCTGAAGCTCGTCCATAAGATATTTTATGTACCGAGCCACAGTCTTAATGGAAGGATAATCTTCCCATCCTTTACGCTCAGCAACCTCCTCGAACTTCCAAAAAAGCATTTCAATCGTGCCGTCATTATTGGCAAACTCCTTGTCAAACCATATGTTCTCAATTAGAGCCCTCTGTTCGTCTGTCAAGCTAGGGAATGTGTTTGACTCCTTGGGTTTCCTGCATAATGCAAGCACCTTGAAGAAATCGAAGCATTCGCCTTCCTCATGTTCAAGCTTTGCGGCCCATGCACTCGCTTCGAGGTAGCTTTCAGCATATCGGTAAAGTGTCCGTTTGCTGATTTCAAGCCCTTCGGCAAATGTCTCTGCGTAGGCCGTGCGCTCACCTTCTCCATATTCGACGAACTCCTGAACACGTTTCGAGAGCTCGACCGCTTCGTAATATTCTCGCTTATGATTTTCAATGTACCAATTGAGGTCAATGTTTAAATACCACAGGGACTCCTGACTTTTCTGCTCCATTTTGGTACCTTCTACGTCTACCTTCTGCCTAGCCTTATATGCTTTCCTTGCTTTCGAGGAGAGGTAGGAAAGGGAAACCGTTACTCGGTCTTTGCCGCCATTCTCTCCCGGCTCTTTCGATATCTTAAATTCACCCGGGTTGCGCTGAATACGTTTTTTCATAGTTTCATATGATACACCCTCAAGCTTTGCCGCCTGTTCAAGTGTGATAAATGTTTCCGCCAAATCCTCTGTCCCTCCTCGCTTTACATTTTTGTGTGCACTTGATAGAATAGAGAGGATGAATGTTTTCATCAGCTATCGTGATAAGAGCGTTTCCTTTGAGAGTGGACGCTCTTTTCTTTATGCCTCCAAACACATTCCATCCCTCCGACTATTTGATATTAAGCTCCTTTAAAGATTGCTCAAGCTTTTTGATTTCAGCCTCTACATATTCCTTTATTGCATTAAAAGTCTCAATGCTTGCCTGTTTCATATTCATGTAGGCAAAGAAGTCCTCAATCTCTCTTTGGATTTCTGCCTGAAGCTGCTCCTCTTTGTCTTGGAACTCTCTGAGCTTTCGCTCAAATATGAACTTCTTATCTTCAGAATTAAGAGCATTCTTTCCTTTCCCCATGTCTGACCTTAGACTTTCAAGCTCTGCAATAAAACTACTGATGTTATTCAAATCAATTCCCCCTTATGCTGATTTTTTAAATTCCTCCGGGTCAATACCGAGTACTGAAATTATTTTTTCGAGATACTTTTCACCCGTTCTGTCTCCGTAAAGGATTAAATTCAAATACTTGTTACTTGTTCCTACCTCTTCGGCAAGTCGAACCTGTGTCATACCTTTTTCAACAAGCCGTTTTTTTACGGTTTTTCCGAACGGCGTAAGTTGTCTTTTTTGCATTAAATGTCCTCCTTCCTGTATTAGTTCCTTGCTCCCTGTGATATAATTGATGTGCTACCAACAATTACCGAAGGAAGGTGAAAATATTGACTAAACATGAAAAATACATCCAAGAGCTTTCTAAAACTAACTTTGTAACTGGACTTACGAGTTCAATTTTTGCTAATGAAATCGGAGCCCGTGCTCTCCTGAAAATTCTAATGGATAAAGGTATCATTACCCTTGAAGAATGGAATAATGCCATTCACTTTGTTACAGAGCGTTTTGTTGACCTTCACGTCCATGATTACGACGAACTTTCTGAGCCAGACTTTCTTGACTTTAATCCTCGTTCAAAGTAATAGTACAAATCCACTTATCTCTTTTGAATACGTCAATCTCTCCAACTTTGCTGGGGACAATTAATACCTTATCTCCGATATATGAAATCAGTTCCCCACTGTAAAACATTTTGCCCTTGTATAATATCCCTGTAGTTCGTACAAGGGCAATTTCGTTATTTAATTGAACTAGTTTAATAAGCTCCTCTACAATCTCACAATCCCTGATTGCTTCAGCAAACTTTTCCTCATAACCTTCCTTTGGTGTATCCATACCATAAGTCTTGGAATAGCACAAAAGATTATGTTCTGCCATTACCTTCTTTTCTGTAAGATATTGATGTATTGTTTTCATTTTTTACCTCCTTGAACTATTGTTTTTTCCAAGTGACGTTGGAATATTTCTTGTATTTCCTGTGTGTCTGTGTACTACTTCAAGACATTGAGTCGTTGCCTTCACAACTAGCCAATTTTTACAATTAAGACCAACATCCGTAAGCCTTATTTTTTGTGCCCTTGTCGGACACTTACCGTGTTTCAAGTCCTCACCTCCCAAAATATTTTTAGCACCATTTAGACAGGAGTGCTCATTTGTTGGATGTGCCTCAGCTTTTAGAAGTAGTCTTGAAAACTCTTCCAGAATAGTCTCGCAATCGAAGACAAGCTGTGATAATATATTTTTGATGTATTTATCTATCCAATTACTATTATCCGAAATTTTTCAGATTTTGTCAACCATTAAATCCGATATTTTTCAGATTTTTAGAAGGGAGGTTTAAATGATGGGGCTAATAGGATTCGGCGAACGCCTAAAAACAGCCATTAAAGACAGTAAATATTCACAAAAAGAAATATCCGAAAAACTTCGGATTAATCAAGATACAATTACAAACTATGTAAAAGAGAAGTCTTTTCCTAAAGCCGACTCGCTTTATGTTATTTGTAACCTGTTGGGCGTTCATGCTGATTGGTTGCTTTTTGGTGAGGGGACAGAAATGACGAGGGTGGGAGAGGTTAAGCCTATTGATGGAATTGAATTATTACAAATGGAAGAAAATCTAATACATGGTTTTAGAGAACTGAGTGACAGAGATAAAAAGGAGGTAGTCGCATTCGTTAAAATGAAGAAGGACTTGGACAAGAGGAACTCAGCACCGATGTCATCGACCTCCAACAATGGAGAGAACGTCACAGGAGAGGAAGCCGCTACGAGTGAAACAGCTTAATTTTTTTAATCCCTTTTGATAGATTTATCTATCTGCTTTTTGTCCCATTGAAAAGCATCCTCGACGAGCTTCCTCATTTTCGGGAAACCCTTGATTTTAAGCCAATGGGACACAATTTTTATAAAGATGGGGCTTTGTCCCTTTGGTCTTTGTGAAAATCAAAGCTGAATTTGACAATCTCGCACGCTGCCCGCACGGATGTATTATGAGAGGACATGTCTACGAACGCTTGATTTTTAAGGCTTTTTGTTTTTACTCGTTATCTAAAGAAGAGTTTCGCACATTTCGTTAGCACGCCGACTCTCTCGACTTCTGAATTCTGCAATGCTATAATACATACATGAGCCGCAATGACGTCCTTTATCCTCTCTGCTGCTGAGGCTTCCGGGACTATCTGAGCGGCTCTTCTTATTTTATGAATGGTTGTATTTCCTTGATTTTATGCGGTTTTTCGGTTGTCTTCATCGGTTGACTGTCGTCATTTTATCCTCTTGCTTGCACGGTCTCTCTTCCTCCTGAATACATAAAAAAAGACGACACCGATTTCCTCAATGCCGTTCTCATTATATTTGTCCGTGTTTCCTTCCGTATCTCTCACAAACTCGCATAAATACTGGGTTTTCTTATGGTCTCCCGTCGTATCTCGGGTTATCCCGTTGTGTCAATTATCCTGTCTGAGTACATCCATGATTCCAGTTTGGCTTTTTGTTGGAATTCATGACCTCCATGGCAGTAAGTTCTTTTGCAATGGCTGTCATGGATTTTCCGTTTATGTAATCTTTAAATATTCTTTTTACGGTTTTCGCCTGTTCTTCTTGTACCTCTATTTTGCCATTAACCAATTTATAGCCAATTGGCATATGCCTCTGAATCATGCTTTGCCACCGCCCTTATTCGCATACTCGGTTATTTCCAGATTGTTAATCAGCCGGAAGGTTATTTCTCCGTTGCTTCCAATGAGTACCTTGTTTACTGTATGTAAAAATAGATTTTCATCATATGCTTCCGTTATTTCAGGATTGTATTTTATAATCTCCAGAAGCCGTTCGGTTCCTGCTATTTCTGTTTCAAATCCGTTGTTATCAAAAAGACTGTTCCGCTTTTTCTTTATTTCTTCAATTTCAATATTTAGCGCATTTTGCTTCTGTATAAATAGAGCAGAGTCCATGTATCCCTTCTGCACTACTCGGCTTAGGATATGGCTCTGCTCCGTTAATTCCATGATTCTGTTGTTTAGGTTTTCGATTTCTTCCTCCTGCTCCTTGCTTACTCTCATGTTTTTTAGGGGGTCGAGCATGGGATTCAGTATGAAGGTGCGGTTGCTTGCGAGCTTATTCCACATTGTAATGTATGCAGTTTTTATTGCATCTTCTCTGATGGGTTTTGTCCTGCACATTCTGCTGTTTTCAATGTGATTTTTGCAGCTCCACTGTATTTTTTCGTATGGCTTTCCGATGTAAATTTTCTGTCTGCGGAAGTTTCCTCCGCATTCCCTGCACATTATCTTACTGCTGAATTCATAGCGGTTTTGGTATTTACCGCTGTCATCCATATTCATTTGCTTTCTTCTATATTCGAGAATTCCCCTCACCATTTCGCCCTGTTCCCTTGTGATTATCGGCTCATGGTTGTCTTTAATAAAAAACTGAGGCATCTCTCCACGATTTCTTTTCTTCGTGAAAGGGAGTACCTCAGTGGTGTAGGTTTTTTGTAGTATTAAGTCACCCTCATATATTGGATTCTGTAGGATTTCTTTCACAACGCAGTCATTCCATTTTTCAGCTGTCCTTACAGGAGGTATATTGTCTTTTGTCAAATCCCTTGATATTACAAATGAGCCTTTTCCGTTCAGATATTCACTGTAAATCCTTCGGACAACCTTCGCCTCATCTTCCTTGATGGTTATTTCGCCATTATCATTCTTTGTATAGCCATAAGCCACGCATGAAATATTGTAGCTTCCATCCCTGAATCTTTTTTGTATTCCCCACCGATTATTGGTGGAAATTATTTCCGATTCACCTTGTGCTAGGGAGCTTAGGATTGTAAGCATCTGTTCGCTCTGTTCTGATATGGTACTGATGTTTTCTTTCTCAAAATATACGGTGATGCCGAGAGATTTCAATTTTCTTATGGCTTCGATGCTGTCAATGGTATTCCTTGCGAATCGGGTAACGGATTTTGTAATGATGATGTCGATATTTCCGTTTTCGCATTCCTTCATCATTCTCAGGAACTCTTCTCGTTTCCCGACCTGTGTTCCGCTTTTTGCTTCATCCGCAAAAATACCGGCAAATTCCCAGTCTTTCCGTTTTTCTATATATGCCTTGTAATATTCTACTTGGGCAACATAGGAAGTGTGCTGTTTGGCGGAATCGGTACTGACTCTGCAATAGGCACATACTCGTTTCTTCGGTCTTAATTGCTGTATCACTTTCTGCCTTACAGGTTCTATTTTCATTACCTTTTTTGCCATATGTTTTTCTCTCCTTTCCAGGAATGATTTTCCTTGTCAGCAACACACAATACTCCAAACCATTCCTGAAAGCAAGTGTTTTTACACATATACTTTTGCAAGCTGCGGAGAAAATGATTGGCGGTTCAAAGCATCTATTTTTTCGTATTCATCTTCTGTCACAATCCCTCTTCGGAGTAATATCTGCAGCATCTTCCGAGCCATCTTGTAGTGCACTTCCTGTCTGGATTGCTCCTTTGACATTTCATGCTCACTTTCCGCTTCAGCTCCAATTTTATATATATCAAATTTCATTTGCATGCTCCTCTCCGTATCATCTTTAATATACTTAATATCACAAAAATAGGGATTACTGCCCTCCTGCAGTCGCAAGAGCGAAAAGCAGAGAGAAAGCATAGCCAGTTACTGTCTGCTAAAAGCCGGCAATAATTATCTTTTTGTAATCCCTATGGCTTCTGACATTAAGTCAGTTTTCTTTAATTCATAAGCACTGTATTAGACACAACTTCCCCAGTGCTAGCCTTTTTCAAGACATTGGGCGATTTCACAAACTGAGGACAGTTAACCTCATCATAGGATTCTCACCTCCTCCGGGATCTCCGCAGGCTGCCCCCATTTCGATGTTTGTGGCTGGGCAGAAGTATCATTATATGCTGATAAGGTCATCGCAAAACAGCCTAACTGTTAGAAACAAAAGTTTCATCTGCTGTTTTCAGGCCGGATGGATCCGCTCGCACCTTATTGTTGGCCTCATTTATAAAGTCAGAAATAAATTTTCTCTAAGAGAAAAATCCATTTGCATGGATTGTATTTTGACTTTACAGGTGGTCCTGGCGCATCTGCCTTTGTCGCTTGTCCTTTTCAGGCTCATCAGCTAATGTATCTATGAAATCGGAAATAAAATTATCAAAGATCAATTGAGAAGATAAAAACCCCCTCACTTATTTCCACGATAAGTAAGGAGGCTGCACACCCTAATATTTTTATTTTTCTAAAAATTTTTCTAACTTTTTTAATATGCGTATCTTTCTTTTATGTACGGCGTTGTGATAAACACCTTTGCTTTGCGCATATTCTCGTTCTGTTTTTCCATCATAAAACAGAGCAACAATCAGCTCATATTCATCGACCGTAAGCCATTTCAGACCTGCAAGAAGTTTTTCAAGCATAATAGCTGTTATTGCTGCTTCCTCCACATTGGTGTTTTCATCCCCGAACTGGACATCCTCATCTTCCATCCGTTCCAATGAATCTTCCCTTCCCGGTATAAAAAAGACTTTCTGTTTTTCCTCATTTACTGCAAACCGCTCTACTTTGAGATCATATTCCTGATACTGCATCTTTCTTTCGCTCTGCCTTAAAACGGTTATTACTTCTTCACTTGCCGCTGGATACATCTTTCTATAATTTGGTACTTTTCTTTTCGCTGCCATATGGCATTTCCTCCGTTTCTGATTTTTTTAATGGGTTTGTTTCAAAATCAGAAATGGAGGAGAGCGGCACTTGATCTGTAAAGCGTGTGTTGGCTTTTTCATTCTTCCTCCTGAAAATGGGCAGAAAAAAAGCCGGGAATAACATTTCTGTTACTCCCGGCTTTTCCGCCGTTACTTAAAAAAGGACATAAAAATAGCCCTAACACCTAAAATGCTAGGGCATATTTCTTTATATAATTTTATTTTACAGCTGTCCCATAATACTGATTATATAGTATTGTAAGTTGAAAGTCCGTACACGCTTACTCCGTATTTAGTTCAAAATATGTTCGCATTATATCCGCGCATGATTCAATTCTTCTTCAAAAAAGTATGTATATTCATTTTCATTTCCAGTACTTTCTACGAAAACAGCTTTATATTTTGGAAGTGCATACCCCCATAACGCTATGCCAAATAGCTTAATGGCTTCTTTCTTTCTCATATAAAAGCTTGTTCTCTCCATCGAAAGACATTCCAGCAGCTCCTGCTCATTCATCGCCACTGAATTTACGTAACTCTTGGATAATATCTCATGATAAAGTTTTCCATTGGTGTGATACTCATATATCTTTAGCAGCGCTGTATCAATCAATTCTATTATCCAAGATGTTTCAAAGATGCATGAAATCCTGTTTATAAATGTTTCCTTCTGCTCCGTCGGCGCAAAATCCTCCAAATAAGTCAATGCCACATTTAAGTTCTGGCTGCAGTATGATTCGCATACCTCTCTTACAAAGTTGACCTCTTGCACTGTTTTCCAGACCACATCCCTGTAAATATCAAGAAGCAATTTTGCCTTGTGGTAAACCTGTTCTTCATCAAGATTCATTCCATCGTACATAAGCGATATACTTTTCATCGTTTTTGTTGTTCTCAT